CGGCCCGGCCCGACCCGGCCGCCGGTGGCGCTCCGGCCCATCAACCCGGAATCCCTCCAGTCGGTCTGGGTGGACACCGAGGGCGACCCGCGGCGGTACGATTACGGCGACTGGTCCGGCGTCATCGTGACGGTGCCGGCTGAGGATGTGCTGCACTTCCGCGACCTCGATATGCCGCGGCCGTTTTTTCCGGACGTCTTCGGCTTCCCTCGAGGCGCCACGGCGATCGCCTCCATGACGGCCGATAACGAGGCCACGACCTACGTCCGGCAAGTCGTCACCAATGACGGCACCCCGACGTTTGCCGTCTTGCTCTCGGACGAGGCCTCGCAGGATGACGCCACGGCCATGCAGGACCGTTACCGGGCCCGCGTGGTCGACCGCGGCAAGCGGGGGACGCCGGCCTTCTTTGGGGCGGTCCGCGACATTAAGCCGCTCGGGTTTACCCTACGGGACCTCGAGTTTCCGGACCTCCGGCGCGTCAGCCGCGAGGACATTTGCGCGGCCTTCGGGGTTGACCCGCGGATGATCGGCATCGCCAGCGCCACCTCGGATGCCGGCCTGTCCGGCCAGCAGTACGTCGAGGCGCGGGCTCGGCTGGTGCAGCATACCATCGAGCCCATCATGGCCGCGATTATCGACGAGATAAACCACTGGCTGGCGCCAGAGTTCGGGGACGTCTGGGTGGAGTTCGACCATGACGTCATGCGCGACCTGGTGGAGGACGATGCGGCCACCTCGAAGCGGGTGCAGGAGGAATGGAAGGCCAGCCTTCGGACGTGGGAGGAATCCCGCCGGGCCCTTCGGCTGCCGCCGCTCCCGGTTGCGACCGATACGATCGCCCTGACCACGGGCACCCAGCTCGTGCCGGCGGCCACGGCCGTCATCGACCCGCGGACGGTGGCCACCGAGGCCCCGGCCACAGACAACGAGCCTGTCGCAGCCGGCCCCGGCCCAGAGGCGGCCGAGGACGAGATGGCCGAGATGGAGGCCGAGGAGGATGAGGCCGGGCAGGAGGATCAGCAGGCCGGCGACGACATTGCGCGGGCCGATGTGACCAACTTTCCGGCCAAGGGCGACAACAAGAAGGTGAGCCTCCGCAGCAGCCAGTGGGGCCTGTTCCCGGTGGCCGAGGCGGAGGCGCTCAAGAAGGAATGGCCGGCCCTCTGGCGGAAGGGCGGCAACATCCGCGGCAACCGGCAGTTTCAGCTGCTGGCCCCGATCGCCAAGCGGGGCGGAGTGCCGGACGGTCTCTCGGAGGAGCGGGCGGTTCGGCTCCGCGAGGCCTGGGGCGCCCGGCATGGCCGGAATACCCGGCTGGCCGGCGTCATCGCCCAGGTGAAGTGGCTCGTGGTCGGCGACCAAGGGCTGCCGTTCATGCGGCAGGTCATCAAGGAAGCCAAGGACAAACAGAAGGCCCGCCTCCGGTCGCATCTGCAGGAGCACCTCGCCACCCGCCAGGAGAAGGCCCCGGCCGGCACCCTGACCGGCGACCAGCTGAAGGCGGTCTACGAGCTCCTCGAGGCGGTGGTCGAGGGCGAGCTGCCGCGGCAGACCGTGGAGTCGCTGCTGCTGGCGGCCTTCCCGATGCTTGATGCGGACCTTGTGCTGTCCATGCTGGACGCGCTCGAGGACTTCGAGCCCGAGGAAGAAGAGGAGCCGGAGGAGGAGCCCGAGGAGGAGCCTGAAGAGGAGCCCGAGGGCGAGATGCCGGAGGCGCCGGCGCTTGAGGCCTCTGCGCCCTGGTGGCAGCAGATGACCCGCGAGCAGCTTGAGGCGGATCCGCGGTTCCAGTATTGGCAGCGGGCGGTCAAGGAGATGGACGCCTCGGAGCCGGCCTTCGCTGCCAAGGCACTGGACCGGTTCGCCAAGGAGCGGGCCGATATGCCGCGGCAGTTCGGGTTGGACCAGCGGGCCTACAAGACCACGAAGCAGATCCTCGAGGAGATCGACCGCCGGATCCGCGAGGACTACGCGCCGGGCGGCGAGTATTACAAGGCGTGGCGGGCGGCCTTTGAGGATCTGGTCGGGGCCATGTACATGACCGGCGCCAAGCAAGTCGCCGGCGTCGGGCTCTCCTTCTCGCTGCAGTCGCCGGAGGTGCTGGCCGCGATTGATCGCCGGACCGCTCGCCTGGCCGAGCTGATCGGGGAGACGACCGCCAAGGAAGTCACCGCGGCCATCCGAGCGGCCGAGCTGGCCGGCTTCAGCGTGGCCGAGACCGCCCGGCTGGTGCAGGCCACGGTCTTCAATGAGCGGATCACGGACAACCGGGCCAAGACGATCGCCCGGACCGAGTCCGCCGGGGCCATGAGCCAGGGCAACTGGGACCAAGCCCAAGAGATGGGCATCTACCAGAGCAAGGAATGGCTGGCCTTTGAGGACGACAAGACGCGGCCGACGCATACCGAATGCATGGCCCAAGGCCGCATCCCGTACGAAGACGCCTTCAGCAACGGGCTCAGCTATCCATTAGACCCGGCCGGCGGTCCCGAGGAGGTCATTAACTGCCGCTGCGTCTTGGCGAGCTACGTCACCACGGTCGACGAGGAACCGATATGAAGGCGAAAGTCTGGCACATGGCCGATGCCCGCGTGGAGCTTCGGGCGGAGGCTGAGCTGCCGCCCGGCATCGCCGGCCGCGTCTCCGGCGTGGCCCTGACCTATGGCGTGGTGGACTCCTACGGCACGATCTTTGCCCGCGGCTGCGCCAACCTGACCATCAACCAGAAGGTGGCCAACCGGAAGGTGCCGCTCCTCATGGATCACGACCGCCGCGTCGGATCCCACGTGGGCGTGGTCACCTCCATGACCGATATGGCCGACAGCCTCGTGATGACCGCGGAGCTGTTCGACACGCCCGAGGGGCGGGCCGCGCTCGAGTACGTCAAGGCCGTTATCGCGGCCGGCGCCTCCACCGGCTTCTCCATTGGTTTCGTGCCGCGGAAGTCCCGCGTGGTCAACGTGGACGGCAAGGCCGCGGAACAGTTTGACGAGATCGAGCTGCGCGAGGTCTCCATCACGCCCATGCCGGCCGTGCCAGGCGCGGACGTGACCGGCGCTCGGGCATCCCTGCTGGGCCAGCCGGCCCGGTCGGATGCCGAGCTGGTGACGCAGGCGCTCAAGACCATGCTCGAGAGCCTGGACCCGCAGGACCGGATGGCCCTGCTGCAGGAATACGTCGAAGTATCGCGCTATCAGCCGCCGTCAAAAAGCGAAGTATCACAGGTGCAGCACCTGCCAGCCAGCACGACCGCGTCCGCCGCGGAGTCTGCCGATCGGGCCCTCGCCCATCCGGCAACCAGTCCGGCGACCGTCACGCATGGATCGGCAGCTTCCATGGCCATCCGCCTCGAGGCGGTGCGCCAGTCCTTCCGTCATTCCACCGATGAGGTGATCCCATGAAGACCCCGCTGGTTTCCAAGAACCGGGCGGCCGCGGCACTCCGCGAGCAGGCCCACAAGATCCGTCACGACCTGGTCGACCCGACCAACAGCTACACGGCCGAAGAGGTCGAGCGCATGACCTCCGAGATCCGGTCCCTCGAGATGCGGGCCCAGACGGCCGCCGAGTTTACGCCGGATGCCGAAGTCTCCCGCCAGGGCGGCGATGCCGACCTCGTGCGCGTCGATGCGGGCTCGGACCGCAGCGAGTTCGCCGGCATGGTGGATGCCATGACCGAGGTGCGCTCGGCCATTGTGCGGGCGTTTCCGAATGTGGGCAGCTACATCCGGGCGGCCACCCGCGGGCCGGCCAACCCCAACGAGGCCGCCGCGCTCAAGCAGGTGGACCTGATGACCCGCACGATCACCGGCTCCACCAACGGCGGCGAGTTCCTGCTCCCGCTCACGCAGGTGCCCGAAATCTTCTCGGTCAGCAACCAGCAGCCGGGTCTGTTCCAGTACGCCCGCCGGTACAACGTGCCGGGTCGGTCGCTCCGCATCCCGTACCTTGTGCAAGATGAGGGCACCACGACCCTCAACCGTCCCATGGCCGGTAAGATCGCCAACGTCACGATCGTGGGCGAAGGGTCGACCAAGCCGGAGCGGGAACCGACGTTCGGTCAGCGGCTGCTCACCATGTACAAGTACGCCGCGGTCACCCAGTTCGGCGACGAGCTCCTGGGCGACGACTTCACGGGCGAGCTGCCCAGCGAGGTCACCACGGCGGTCGGCGGCCAGATCGTGAACAAGATGAATGAAGACATCACGATTGACGGCACGGGCTCGAGCCAGCCGCTCGGGGCGCTGAACGACAACAACAGCTCCCTCATCGCGGTCAACCGGGCGACGGCCAGCACGTTCTCCGCGGCGGATGCGTTCGCCATGTACGAGCGCCACACGCATGGCCCCAACTCGGTCTGGATGATTTCCCGCCGGGTGCTCTCGAAGCTGTTCGCTCTCCAGACCACCAACAACACGATGGTGACCTGGCTGGCGAACCTGCGCGACAAGCCCCAGATGCTGCTCCTCGGGCTGCCGGTCATCGTCACTGACCTGCTCCCGACGCTCGGCACGAAGGGCGATGTGGCGCTGGTGAACGGCGACTTCTACGCCATGGGCCTCCGGCAGGCGCTGACGGTGGAGTCGTCCATCCACTTCGCCTTTACGGCGGACGTCACGACCTACCGGTTCGTGGCGCGTGGCGGCGGCATCCCCCTCCCGACGTCGACCTATGCCTACAAGGTCAACGCTTCGGGGAACAAGGTGGACCCGCACTCGCCGTTCGTGGTCCTCGATGTTCCGGCCTCGTAAGGCGCCGAGACACGACACGCAGGACGTCGGGGGAGCTTCGGCTCCCTCGGCGGATCTGCCGTTGGGTCGACCTGAGGAGATGGTTGACGTGACGGCCGTAACCCGATGCATCATTGACAACATCCGGCGAGCGCCTGGCGAACGGTTCCGCCTCCGCCAGGAGCGGGCCGAGTCACTGGCCGCCATCGGGCACGTCATGCCGGATAGCTTCTTTGAGCTCATGCAGCCGACCGGGGCCGCGCTCTGGCGCGAGATGGCCGCCACGCGGCCCAGCCTGACCCCGCAGACGCTCGTGGTGGACGACCAGCAGGCCGCCCAGCTCTGGGCCGCGGCCGGCCGGATCCTCTCGCCGATCGGGGTGCCATCGCACTATGCGCCGGCCACGCCCGCACCGGATGCCATCCGGGTACTGCAGCTCACCCATTACGATCCCGGCTCCGCGGTCTATCGCTACCATGCCGCGGCCAATACCGACCCTGGCGTGGTGTCAGCCTTCGCCCGGTGGGGCTACAGCAACCCGCACTGCCACCTGCGCCAGTGGGATGGCGACCTGCACCGGCAGACGGTGGAGTTCCTGGCGATGACGGCCGACGTCATCCATGTCCACATGGACTACCGGACCCTCGAGCAGGATCTCGGGTACGCCTGCTGGCCGGATCAGCGGGTGGCCATTACCTACCACGGCTCCCGGCTCCCTGAGGAGACGCGGAAGAGCTATGTCGACGAGGCCGCGGACCGGCGCCATCAGGCCATCCGGTTCGGCGCTCGCCCCTACCATGCCCGGCACGGCATCGAGCGGTACCTGCCGATCCCGATGCCGATCGACGACTACCTGCCGCTCGTGGCCAAGCCGGCCAGCGGGCCGTTCCGCATCGCGCACAGCCCAACCAAGCGAGCCATCAAGGGCACCGGCGTCCTGCTCGAGGTCATTGAGGACCTCAAGGTGCTGGATGGCATCCGGTGCGAGCTGGTCCTCATCGAGGACTGCGACCACGGCGAGGCGCTCCGGCGAAAGGCCACCTGTCACGCCACGTTTGACAGCTTCTGGCTCGGGATGCAGGGCTCCGGCCTCGAGGGCGCGGCCATGGGCCAGCCAGTGATTGCCGGCGATCCGCTGGCCGCGGAGGAGGCGGCCCGGCTCAATGACGACCTGATCCCATGGACCTACGCCAACGATAAGGCGACGCTCCGCTACGTCATCCGGCGGCTGGCTGAGGACGCGATGTTTTACCGGGCCGAGGCGGTCCGGGTTCATGAGTATGTGCGCCGGCTTCATGACTATCGGGCGGCCGGCGCCCAGTATGCCACCTTCCTCCGCGAGGCTCTGGGCCGTGGCCCTGCCAACCCTCTCTGACCTCAAGGACTACCTCCGCATTGAGTCCTCGGCCGAGAACGCCCTCCTAACGGCGCTTCTCGGGCGGGCCAAGGCCATGCTCGAGCTCTGGACCGATACGCCCATCACGGCCACGAGCCAGTCGGCCATCGACCGGGCGGACGCGCTGGATATGCCAGTCACCTCGCTGGTCTTCCCGCGCCGGCCGTGCGCGGTTACGGCGATCGTGGACAGCGACGGCACGGCCGTCTCGGCCGCGGACTACTGGGTGGACGGGCGCTCCGGCGTCATCTACGGCAAGGATGGGGTCACCTTTCCCTATGGCCCCTACACGATCACGGCCAACGTCGGGCTGTCCCTCCGGCAGGATTACGCCGCGCTCGAGCCGCTGCTCAATGAGGTCATCATCGACCTCGCCGCGGACCTGTACCAGCGCCGGACGCCAGGCGCCGCCTCCGAGACGGCCGCCGGCACCTCGATCACCTGGGACGCCAGCCGCGAGACCGTGGCCCGGTGCATGAAGACGCTGCGCCTCCTCAAGCTCGGGGTGGCTCAGTGACCGTGGCGCCGGGGCTGCTGGATCGTCGCCTGTCGTTTTACGAGCGGCAGGACGGCGGCGCGAACGGGTTCCAACGGCCGGTCTATGTCAAGACGGGCGAGTTCTGGGGCCGGATCGACGACATGGCGGACCAGCAGACGGTACCGCTGTCTCCGCAGGCGCATATCGAATCGCGCACGACGGCGGCGGCGACGGTGGCGGATTATGTGGACGTCTCAAAGTTTGGCGTGGTGCGGATTGGTGCGGGTCCGCTGTACTACATTCGGGGAGTCTTTCAGCAGCGGGCGATTCGGTGCCAACGGTTAGCGTTGGAATCGGTCGATCCGACGGCGGTCTCGACGTTCGACGTCATCGAGGATGTCGAGGTTCGGGACGGAACGCATCTCGTTACGGGGGTTTGATGGATCGGACGTGCAACGGGCGCGAGATGTGCGGCCATGATTTGCGGATCGGGCGGTGGTCGCCGTCCGATATGGCGCGGGCGGACGCGATCGTGGTCGAACATGGCGGTATTCTGTCCAACTACATCGGCTCGTACGGGGCCGGTATCGGCGTGGAATGGCTGGGCATGGACGGGCGGCATTTGGTCGTCGAAGGGCGAGACGTGCCGTCGGTGTTGTCCCAGCTTTCCGCGATGCTCCGCGACGGTGACGAGAGGGTCACTGGTCCGGCGACTTTCTCCCCACCTCTCTCCTAAAGGAGTAGCAGACTCATGGCCGCGTTCAACAAGTTCGACGCCTTTGTCGAG